TTGGAAGATAATACCGTGAATATCTGGGTTGACGATTCCACTCCTACCCCGGCAGATAGAAACAAGCAGATTGCAGAATGTAAGCAACGTTACGGCAAACAAATTTCTGACCGGGAAGTTGATCCGTTCAGCACATCTATATTTTTTGCCATTGGTGGCTATTATCCCGATATTAGTATCGGGGATGCATTGAAAATAGTTGATGATTTCAGAACGGATTATATCGAACAATTACAAGCTATTATAGATAGCGAAAACAAGGAGGACAAATAAATGAGTACAACAACCATAGAGAAGAAAACCGCAACCCAGACCCCGGCAAAGACAAAGACCACCAGAAAGAAAGCTGTTGCCGCTCCTATGAATCCCCCCACCGCCCCGGCGGTGGAGGACACCAACAAGACAGAAGTAGAAGCCAAAAAGGCGCAGGAACTGAAAGACATTGAGACCTTGAAAGAAGCCAGAAAACGTAATGCATCTATTAGCAAGTCTTTGAACAATGTTCAGAGTTCCTTTACCCGGATTGCTTTTGATCTCTACTGGATGTATTCGGCATCCGCTTTCGGTCTGTTAGGCTACAAGAATATTTACGACTACGCCGCAAAAGAACACGGTATTGCGCGAGCAACGTGTAGTGATTTTATTCACATTGTAGAACGTTTCGCAATGCGTGACAATGCCGGGAACGTTTTGGAAGAAATCCGCCCGGAACTGAAAAACTACCAGAGTAGTAAGCTTATCGCCTTGTTGGGCGTGACGGATGCGCAGTTGACGGATTTTTCCGTTGATATGTCCGTCCGTGACATCAAGAAAAAAGTAAAAGATATTCACGGAGAATCTGGAAAGCCTGACAAAAGACCAAAAGCGAAAGCTTCCGATTGTAACGCTCCCGGCGGTGATGGCACTTACAACGGTAAAGAAATCATAGACGGCAACTTTACGAAGGTAAACAGTCAGACGCTTGTTACGTTCCACAACATTGACGAATACAATAAGTATTTTGACGGTCTTAACGATCTGATTGAAAAGGCTTTGAAAAGCAAGAACTTTGAGACTGATCACAAGCGTATTGAAATTGTGGTGAAGTGGTGAGGGTGTCGGAACTGTCTGTCGTAGGTGGTGTGATCTTTGACAGTGGAATGAATTGTATTTCCGATTTATTCCACGCCACCACTTACAAGGAAATAAGGAAGATTCTGGAGGACTTGCTTACCCAGTCGGATAAACTCCAACAGTTAAGAAATGATGGCATTATCCTTAATGATGAATTTTCATTGCTTAACAAACATTTACTTTCCATAGGTTCATACGCAATCAACCGATACTTTCACATTCAAGAGGAGTAACGGCTGACCATATAACAAAATAACATCACATCCACGGCAAAAACCACCGTGTGTAAAGAAAGAAGAGGTAAAACTTATGAAATTAGCAACACAGTTTAGAGGTACTTTAGTAGCGATTGAAGAAAAGAGCATGACCGGAAGCAATAACAAGTATTTTCAGCTTGCTGTTTTACAGGGTTCAGAAGCAACAAGTTTGTCCTGCACAGAGGAAGTCTACAAGCAGAACAAGGAACTTTTCAAGGACTACGTGTTCGGAATGCAGATTAGTGAGTATGAGGGTAAAAAGTCTCTGCGTGTGACTGGTATTTATGATCTCCCCGGAACTGCTACCGCCCCTGGTACTGCCGCCGCTGATCCCGGCAAGGATAAGGACAAGAAGTAAGCCGCCCAGAACATCCGGGTCTAGGGAGTAAAGAGAAGCAAGAACGGTATCCCTTGGTTGTGCCAGTGTGCCGCCACTGTGAACTATGCCTTTAAATCTTCTCCCCGGTACGTTCTCCGTTGTGATGCCCGGTTAGTCACCCTACGGACTGCCGGGCAGGTGTGAAGTGAAAAACGCCGGGAGTGTTCGAACGTTCGAACTTTACCCCTTATACATTGTATGCGCTTTTTACCCAGAAGAACCGAACGCCATACGCCCCGGCTTTTTCTATAAACTGTATGCTTCCACCCTCCCCCTCTTCCTTGGTAATGCCCCTTTTCCTTGGAAACTACGCCGTTGTGTTATCTGTGGCAAGGGTGAAGCCCGGAGGGTTCAGCCCGACTATAAGCAATTATATCTTTACCAGTCCCCGGAGCAAGCTTTCGCCCTTGGTCTTTTGTCCCCTTGGGAGGGGGCAAGGGGACACCATAGAAAAACAAGAAAAGTGCATTTTGCTTTCGTAGTTTTTCATGGGAGGGGTTCGGAATGGTACACAAAGTATCACCCCCCCCACCTATGCAACAGCAACACATAACCCAACAACCAAAAATAATATGGGGAAGTATCTCATGGTGTGAGTGGCGTGCGCACGGAAAACAACAACGACAGCCGGAGTGGGTTCGATCCCCACACTTCCCCCTAAAGTTCGAACGTTTGAACTTTTACCCCGGTAATTTCAGCAAGCTGATTTTATAAACAAAAACATTTATAGATAACTAAACCCAGAGCATAGACGTATGTATTCGGTATTATCTATAAGAAAGGAGAAAACATATGCCCGGTTTAACAATCATTGCGGCGGCAGAAGCCGCTCCTACTTTCGATACTGCTATCGTTACTACTCTGATCTCTGTATGTAAGTCTATCATGGGTCTGTTCGGAGAGTATCCGCTGAACATTCTGTTGGCTGTTTCCGTAGCTTGTGCTTGCTTCGGTCTGTTCGGAGTTGCAAAGCGTTCCGTATAACCCGGATCACGGCAGTATTAGAGGGATGCAGAACGATCTGCACCCCTCTTTTTTCACGAAAAGGAGAACACAATGGAGCAAATTTTCAAATATTTAATATGTGGTTTTTTTGGTTTTCTAACTTTCTTACTAGGAGATTCACTGCACGAGTGTCCGCTTTTATCTGTTTTTTTAATGCTTATAGGGTGTTTTTTTACAGTGTATCCATTACTAACTGTTTTGAAAATTTTGTATACGCTTTTGTGAGGAGGTGATTCCTTGAAAGAGATTTTTTCTGTATTTGTATTTCTTATCGGCTTAATGGTTTCAAAATGTGTCTTATTCTTTCCACAAGAAACCGTCCGCCAGAAAGCTGTTAAAATCGGTTGCCACATGGGTACGATTGGCGCTTTCATTTTTGTGATTGAAACCATTCAAAAATTCTTTTCATAAGGAGGGAAAAAGTTGGAACAAAAAAATATCAATCAAAACAAATTGCAGACACTTCTCTGCATTATTGCCTTAACGCTTGGCGTTCTGGTATCCGCTGTGCTGTTCAGTGTAACCCCGGTTTATGCTGAGGAATCTGTGTCGTGTTTTGTAACTTCAAACAGTGGCACCTATGATATTCACGGACAATACATTGATTCTAAAAATAATATATGTGAGTATGATTATCATTGTGTATTAGATGATACTAGTAGATTTTACGGTCTTGTAAGGCTTCCGTCATCGTCCGGGGATATAAAACTCAATATTTATTTTTTATCCGCTTATGTTATCGGTAGTAACGAGCAAGCACGTGTATATCATAACTATAATGAATACCCACATTATTTTACAGAACACGGCGATTATAGGTCGGATCTTAAATATTATAATTGTCAAGGTCTACATCATTATTTTTCTAGTATCGGTACTAGTGCTTATGAATTGACTTCACACGGTACTGCCGGTTTAAGTTTTTTTGATAAAGCCAACGACAAAATCACTAATAATAGTTTAGTGCATGATATTTCTTTTGATGATTTCCCTTTACCTGTTTTTGATTCTTACGAATCAATGACTAATTATTGTAAAACTGGTGATAAGGACGGCGTTGTGAGTGAACCGCAAGTCCCGAATCTTACGGATGAATCATATACTTACACCGGCTTTTCCATTAACGGCAAAACAGCCCGGTGGACTGGCACAACAGAACGTTCTCACGCTAAAGAAGTTGATGTGGAAGAATATGTAAAAGTCTCTTATGCGTGGGCTACCACAACAGAGCCGGACAACCTCGGAGAGTTACAACCCTATGACGGTGAATTTCCCACAAGTGACAAGCAATTAACTTTACCGTGGTCTGATATGGAAAAAGGAAAAACCAACTTTCAGTTCATTCGACAAGTAAAGATTTTTCCGTGCTACCGTGTGCCGCACTTGGCATATTACTTAGGGCAACCAGTAACGATCTATTACAATGCTGACGGAACTATTGATAAAATAGAGCAAACTTCAATCCCTACTGATTCTGAAACAATAGGTAACGATATTTCACTTATTGGTTTTAGGTATGATAATTCGTTTCATGCGGAATGGGTAGACGTTTGGGCGAATGGTGTAAATAAATCTGCTTTTGATCTCTCTGGTAGTCAATATCTTTCTTTAGGTGTCAAAGCTGTGTATTATGACGGTTCTAAATCTGATATTGATTTTTACTCGTTGGATAGAAAGAACTTAACTTGGAATAAATTATTTTCAGATTTCAAAGATAATAATGGTTCACCTATAAAAAGTTTGTACTTTACACCCTACACCAAAACCGGGGTAAATAACCCTTGGAACAAAGGCAATTCTACCGTAGTAAATTTTGACGAAAACGGAAATGCTTCATCATCCTTTGACACTGGTGATGATGGTACGGTACATCTTGATGATTTCAAACTAACCGGCGTAGTCTGGAATAAGCCAGTTGTTAAAAACGGAACTATTACATGGACTGGCACAACGCCTAATAGTGATCTTCTTTTTGTTCCTGATTCTGACACCTTAGTTACTGCCACTTATCCGCGTTATGATGTTGATTTGAATACATCATATGAGACGTGGAGCACAACCACGATCGGTAAAGGTTCTATGAAAGTCAATGTTGATTATCTTATTGATTACTATAAGAATAGTGAACTTGCTTGGAATGGTGAAATTTGGCTCACGCCTTGTTATAAAAAAGGCGGTGTGCTTTATGTGGGTGATCCGGTTATTATAAATTGTCTAAAGGGTACTGTTAGCGACATTGTAGTTGATAAAGATAGCGGAAAAGCTGAACAAGTAGATAAAACCGATCAAAATAAATCCGATGCAGATTCTATATTAAATGTAGGTAATCAGTTTTATTCTATTATCAATGGTTTGATTGGGTCATTGCAACAACTCCCGGCTCTTTTAACTGCGATTTTTGGCTTTCTTCCCAGTTCCATTATAAATCTGCTCTATGCTTCGTTTGCCGTCATTATTATTTGTCGTATTCTGGGGAGGTAGCAATGTATATTTTGAAAGCCTTTATAGATTTATGTTTCGGTATTTTGAATATTCAAATTGTATTATTCGGCTATGCATTTACACTTTATTCGTTGTTTTTATACTCTATTATTGGCGGTTTGCTGTTGTACCTTATCCGTAGGTTATGGGAATAATTTATTGATTACTTCCATAATAACCGCCCCTTTACATACAAAAATAATTATTGCCACAATGATTTTTACAAGAATGTATATTCCTATAATCATCACCCAGAAATGGATCTTGTCTAATACGGACAATATAGCATCTGTTCTGCTGTCGGCTTTATCGTCATTATATCGTGTTAGGTTTATGTAGTCGTTTTTCTGTAATGGTTCGGAATTGTCTTTCTCTGTATCTTCCATATAGGTATATATAGCATTATGTTCTTTTTCATCACGATATTTTGCATAAGCATAACCGCAAATAATTATAAGTAAAGCAACCCCAAAAATAATTATCATATTCATTTGTAACCCCTCCTATGTGTTTTACTCAATTCTAACACATGGGATCATTTTTCACAAGAAAGGACAAAACATGAATGAAAACATTACAATTCAAGACAATTTGCAAGAAGATTTACAAGTCGATTCTATCAACTCTGGCTCTGATGATAACGGAATTTATACCGTTGATGATGATGCTACTATTGTCATGTCTGGCGATCTTCTCCCCGGAGGAACTGACGCAGACGTTGACACGTTGCAACCCTGTGATGATACAGAACTATCTGACACTACAACAAGCAATAGCTCCCTTTCGGTCTCTTCTGGTGATGTGGTTGGTACTGAACACGTTTATATCAGTTTGGCAGATCTGGAAACCTATCAAGCGGACACTGTGGAAAATCAGATTGATTACTCCGCTTCTCTGGAAAGCATTGAAGCAAAAATTGATGATCTGAATTACAACATTACGGCATTGTTATTTTTTATCGTGTTCGCATGGTGCTTTGAACGTATCAAAAACGCCGTTCGGTCTTTTAACGGCGTAGGTCTTAAATAGGAGGAAACAAACATGGATAGCCTTATTCAATTTATCATAGGTGGTGCAACAACATTTACCCCGGCTTGTATGGTCGGATTGATCGTCTTTTGTATGGTTCTGGAATGTATCGGTTCTCTTGCCTATAACATTCTGAAAAATGGGAGGTGATCAGCTTGGTATATCTGGTACTGTTAGCATTTATAGTAATGATGTATTTTAGTGTATGCTTTCGTATTGCCGTATTACATCCGTTTGCAACGGTCTTTAATCTTATAAAAGATCTCCCGGATTACATTATTCATAAGAAATGGCGCAATCTGAAAACCGGGATTATAGAATGTTTTGTAGCGTTGTTCGGTAAGGGAAAAACCCTCTCTGCTGTGCATAAGGTGATAAGACTGTATAAAAAGTATAACAACAAAGTTGTATATGATGATCTCCGGGGGAAATGGGTAACACAAAGAATCAATATCATATCAAATGTGGATTTAATCGGAACGCCCTACACGCCTTTTGTCTCCTTGCGGCAGATCGTTGACGTTGCCGAAACTGTCCGGGCATATGATGAACAACACGATACATTGACTTGCACTCTTGTTTTGGGTGATGAATTTTCAGTACAGCTTAACAGCCGTACTTTCAAAACAAACATAGACCCCTTGTTTCTCAATACTCTGTTGACGTGCCGCCATCATCACATCAGTTTATTTTACACTTCACAACGGTTTAATCACGTAGACGCATTATTGCGACAAGTGACAAGCCGGGTAATATCTTGTGACAAACAATGGCGGTTTCTGGTACATAGAGAATATGACGCCTATCAATTAGAATATGCTACTGACCCTACGTTGGTACGCCCCTTGCGCCGGTTCGGTTGGTTCGTAAGGGATAAAGATTACCATGCCTATGATACTTTGGCTTGCGTGGACAATCTTGCAAAAGACTGTAAAGCTGGGAACATGATCCCGGAATCAGAAATTATCATGTTACAGAACAATACGCCCTCTGATATGGAAGCCGTTACTACACCGTCAAAGAAGTATACCAGAGCGCAGAAGAAAGCGCAGAAGTAAGGGTGAAACGGTGCGCCGTGGTAAGCGTTGCGCACGGCGCACCGTTCGAACGTTCGAACTTTCACACACCACACACAAGGAGAAAAAACAATGTTTCAATATATGCATTATCTGTTTAATGAAACAGAGATCAGATTCTATAAAAAGTATAAACTATTTCCAGACGAATTATTTCAACAACTTCAAAATCTGGGTTTCTCCAGAGAATCTTTCAAACCCATTCAGAAAGAAATGGATAGATTATTTCTATTACAAAAAGAAGAAAGCACATGGACAAAGACAGACTGTGACCCGTTCTCTGGGTCACCTACTTGACAATAGCAACACTTTTAAGGCACTTCGTCAAAAAAATAATAGGAGTGTTGAAATATGGAAACAGTCTATAATTGTCGGCGTTACCAGTATGAGACCGGGGAGCACATCACATTCTACCACCGTGCAATTAACGCCGGGAAAGAAAAGCCAGAGGACAGCTTATTAAACAAGACCCATGATATAAGTGATCGTACCCCGGAAGCCGAAAGACACGCCATGGCGGTTTCAGCATCCAGAGCCAAAAACAATGTTTATAGGATCGCACGATCTAATAAATGGGATTGGTTTATTACTCTTACATTTGACCGTAAAAAAGTAGATTCTTCTGACTATGATTCGATTGTGTATAGGTTAAACATTTTTCTATCTGATCTCAGGAAACGCAAGTGCCCCGATATGAAATACATCATAGTTCCAGAATTGCACGCAGATAAGGAGCATTATCATTTTCACGGATTACTTGCAAACGTGGACAATCTTACATTTAAGGCGTGGAAAATTGATCGTAAGAAAAACCAGATCATTTATAATATAACAGACTGGTCATACGGCTTTACTACCGCCACAAAAGTCTTGGATACTGGCAGAGTGAGTAGTTACATTACAAAGTACATCACGAAAAGTGTTGATGAACACTTGAAAGAAAAACGCCGCTATTATTACAGCCGTAACTGTCACATTGCAGAGGAAGAACACTTTCTTATTGATGAAGAAGATTTTCGCAAAATCTACGCAGACCGCATTGTTTATGTTAAAACCGTAGACATACCACAAGCAAGTCAACAAATAACCTACTACGAACTAAAGTATTAAACAGATCACCCCCGGACACCCACAAGGAAACTTTACTCCCCTTGAGGGGTTGGGGGTGATTTCATCCCACCTCTGTAAATTTTTCCGACCACCCCACATAAAAATTTAACACGAGAGTCCAGAGAACTGTCTGTTCTCTGGAAGCCACCTCCCCCACAAGCCCCATACAGAGCCATAAGCCCCGGATAGCTATATTACAAGCTATTCCTCACTACCGCCGCCAGAAGCCCCACCAGAGAAGCCACAGAGGGTCAAGGCACAGCCCCATAGATGTCACCCTCCTTGACGCTCCGGGGCTTGCTCTGGTACGGTTGAATATAGGCAGACTACCGCCAGAGAGGGAGGAAACCATGTCAAAAAATATGACTTATGCAGATCGTCTTAAAATAGAAATGTATCTCAATGATGGCAAAACCCAGAGAGAAATAGCCCGGTTGATGAACCGACATTACAACACAATTAACTATGAGGTAAAGAGAGGGCGCACGAAACTCCGTGATGGTCAAACGTGGCTTGAATACGACTATTACAGTGCAGAGATCGGACAGCAGAAACATGATTATCATGCAGAAAGTAAAGGGCGTGACTTAAAGATCGGCAATGATTACGATTTTGTGAAACACGTTGAACATTGTATTATTGATCTGAAATACAGTCCATATGCCGCGTTACAGTCCGCTAAAGGTAAGTGCCGCACAGAAGTTTGCGTAACTACTCTGTACCATTATATAGATCGTGGATTGTTTATGAACGTGACCAACAAAGATTTACCGTGGCGCAGAAATACGCCGAAACAAGAATATAATGGAGTGCGTCCGTCTTATAAGAATCTAAAAGGAAGATCTATAGAAGAACGCCCACGTGAGATCAAGAAGCGTAAGACCGCCGGACATTGGGAACTCGACACCGTTGTTGGTGGACAAGGAAAAAGTAGTAATTGTTTACTTGTTCTCACAGAGCGCAAGCACCGTGACGAAATTATTATGTCGATACCAGACAAGACCGGGAACGCTGTTTCTTGCGCCCTTGATGATCTGGAGCGTGCTTACGGCTCTGATAAGTTCCGGGAGATATTCCGCTCGATTACTTGCGACAACGGCACGGAGTTTCTCGATCAGCAAGCACTTGAAAAGTCTATAAACGGTGGTAAACCCAGAACGACAATATATTATTGTCACCCTCACAACCCCGGAGAGCGTGGAAGCAATGAGAACCAGAACCGCATGATCCGCCGTTGGTTTCCTAAAGGCTGTGACTTTGCAGAGGTTACCCCGGAGCAAGTCGCAGAGGTACAAGAGTGGTTGAACAATTACCCCCGGCGTATGTTCGGCGGTAAGTCCTCAAATGATATGAAAGCTATGTAAAAGTTCGAACGTTCGAACGGCAATACAAAAGACGGCTACCATTGGCAACCGTCTTGTTTTGCTGTCTTTTTTGTGCATCTTTCACAATTTCACCAGTCACAACCATATATAAAATTATGCAATATGATGAATTTACGGTTTTTCGGAGAAAATCACAAAAACTTATTGACATTTACATTATTGCGCCATCACCATTTCCAATAATTCCGGAAGTTGTCATTTTTAATATTATCCATATATCTTTATCCCATCTTTTAAGATCTCTTTTGTCAGTTCCGGATTATCCATCAATTGTTCCAT